TGCAAGTACATCACCAAAGAAAGATTTAATTTTACCAAATAAACTCTCTTTAACTTCTTCTTCTTCACCTAAGATTTCAGCTAAAAGTTCATCTATTTCAACTTCTTCTTCTTCAGATTCCTCTTCTTCAGCTCCCATATCATCCATGTCTTCCATGTCTTCAACTTCGGTTTCTTCTTCTTCAAAATTTTCTCCGGCTTCAATATTACCAGATTCAATTTCTTGACGTAATACTTTTAAGATAAGTTCTTCGATTTCTTCATCAGACATTTCTTCAAGCATTAAATCTTCTTCAAGTTTGTCTTCAGTTTCTTCCATTTTCTCATCTTCTTCATTTAAACCGTCAAGTTCAGCTAGGATTTCATCTAGATTAAAAGTTTCTTCTAATCCTTCTTCTTCCATGCTGTAGTTTTCAGTTTCCATCTCTTCTTCCATTTCATCCATTTCGTTCAATTTTTCAGCAAACATAGCTGTTAATTGTGGAGTGAAAGCTTCTTCAAGAGCGACTTTAGCATTCGCGATAGCAGTTTCCTTGATGGTCTTAGCTTCAGCGATTGCTTCTTTAAGCATTTCTCTGTTCATTTTTTTGTCCTCAAATAATTGTTTTGGAAATACGTTTATTAAGAAACGTAATAGATTTTTTTATTAATTCATGCTACATAGTAGATTGGGGTAGCATATTTGAGTATACATATATATGGATTTATGTAAAGTCACTTTTTTATAAAAAAGAAATGCCTCTCTTTCGAGAGGCATCAGTCCTAAAATACTATTCTAGGAGAGATTAAAATATTGGACATGATCCATTAGCACATAGTATATCTGTGATAACAGAATTTACTTTTTGGTACTTATTAATGTGTTGAGGTGTTTTAGATTCATTCATCATGCCTACTTCTTTCATATATGAACCTGGGTTTGAAGGAGTTGATACAAAGTCCCAACATAATAACTCAAAGTCATCTTGTACTTCCATCATTTCACCCATTTGTTTTAATGAACCCATTCCACGTGATGAAACACCTACTGGTATATTATTTTCAAATAATGCTTTTAATATATTACCTGATGGTGTAGGTAGTATTTCAATTACTCCCATCACTTGGTCTCCATCCCACCAAATTTTCTTAATATTATGAGAAACATTTTTTAAGTTAATAATAGAAGAATCTGGGTGGTCTAATTCACCTAAAGCACGATTTGCTTTAACACTCTCCATGTATTTATCTATCTCACGTTGCCATAGGTCTTTAGCGTAATAACGACCATTCCCGTTTTTAACTTCAGCTGTAGCTAAAATACCTTCAACTAAAGGATTACCTGTTGAGGATTTACCTTCAGTTAATTTAGCTGGTTTAGCAGTAAAGTATTGGGTTTCTATTAATACTTGTTTCATATTAGTCTATATCACCAGTTTTTAATTTCTTTTTAAATTCTTTATCTAAATCTAAAAGTGATTGGTCTATTTTTTTAATAGCACTAACTGGGGTATTTTTGTGAGTTTTGCTACCTAATTTAATGTCAACAAACTTGTCTCCATCACTATCAACACTAGTACCAATTACAGTCCAGACATCGCCATTAAATTCAACCTTTTCGTTTTTTTTGAACTCAGCATTCTCAGCTAATACTTCTTTAATTAAAAGATGAATTTGAGAGCGTAATACTGATTCTTTTAAATCACCATACCCTGATGACTTATGTTTGCCTTTAGGTTCTTTTGGTTCACCTAAACCAGGTGCTTCAGTTGTGTATCCTACTCCTTTAGTTCCGAATTGACCATTTTTAACATAATAGTTAATATCTTTAGCTAAATTTTTAGCTACAATTGCTCTTAATTCTTCGACATGTTTATCAGCATTTTTAGGATCCTTCATCTCAGTATAGTATCCTTGTAAAAATTCTTGGCCAAATATATTATCATAATTTTTCTCGTCTTTATAATCATAACCACGAGTAGCCATGTCTGTAACTTCTTTGGTAGTTTCTTTTTCTATTGCTTTAGCTTCTTTAGATTCATTTAAAGAACGAAAATTTCCTGCATCCTTAAGCCAGATATTATTATATACTTCATTAGGGGATTTACCTTCTTTATAATATCTTTTTATTTCTTCTTCATCTATCGCAATTTCATTATCATCAAGATTAGCATCTTTTTTAATAATATCTATTAATTCTTTTTTCCATGAATCATAATTCATAGAACCCACATTTTCATTAAAGATAGAATGCCAATCTTGCTTTTTACCTGTAGTAGCTACACCCCAAATATTTTCATTAATGATACTTCTATTTTTAAGAATTCTAACAGTATCATCAAATGTGTTAACAGGTGATAACATATCTGGGAATTGGCGTAAAGCTGTTTTTAGGAAATAATCTTTATTTCCTTTACCTTCTTTAATAAGGTTATATTGTTCTTGTAGTGTTTTCATTTTTAGTCTTTAAATAATTCAATTATATCATCTAACATAGAACTAGCTAAATCTGTTCCATAAATTGATCTCATTTGAGGGTTATCTCTATATGAGTTTATTGATTCATTTTTAGCTTTTCCTATTAAAGTAATGAGTTCTTTTAATTTACTAGCTAATATATTAAAATCTCCTAATTTACCAGCTATGTATTTTTTAGTTTCATCATCAGTCTGTAACGATGATAAATATGATTCAATATCAAAATGAGGATTTTCTTCTTCCCATAATTGTTTTACTTCAATACCTTTAGCTTTTTTATTAAGTGCTTTCTTATTAACTGGTTTGTAACCAAGTTTATAATAATAAATATGTTCAGCACCCTTAGCACCTTTTTTAGGATTAAAAGCAAATGGGGTAGCATAATTAACACCTGAACCAGCTGTAAATCCAGATCCAGTTCCAGTAGCACTTGTTTCTTTCAAGTGCTTTTTAACTATTTCTTTTATTTTATCTCTCAAACTCATTTTGCTGATTCAAGTTCTTCTAACAATTGATAATATTGAAGAAGATTTACTAAATGATCATCATTAACTTTATCTGTTTTACCTAATAAAGGTAAAATGTTCATAACTTCTTGAATCTTAATTTGGATAGCTTTGTCAGTTACTTTCTTATTTAATGTAACTAAAGCTTCTTTAATCTCATTTACTTTAATATTATAAAATTCCTTTAACTTAGGAGTACTATCAATACTATTAATAAATTCTTTTAATACTGATTTTTGATTTTCGTTTAGATCAGCATACTTGTCATTAAATTTTTCAAGTAATACTCTATATGTTAGAACACGAATATCTTTATCTTGATTTTTAAACTCTTCTAAGATAGTTTCTTTAACTTCTTTTTTATTAATGGTAGTTTTAGTTAAATATTCTAAAAGAACAGTTTTATTTTCTATAATCTGGTCTGGGTTAGATAAATTTTCACTATTGTATACCTCTAATAATGTAAATAAAGCTGCTTGTGCTTTGTAATTGGGTAATTTAGTTCTAAAGAATTCCTCTAAATTATAATTAGCCTTAATCTCTTTAATTAAGTTGTATTTCTGTCTTTTAAGAGCAGATCTGTTCAAATGTTTTGAACTTTCAATTAAGGTTGACACAACCATATCCGCTTTAGCTTCACTAATATTTCCTACATGTTTAAAGAAACTTTCGTATATTTTGTATTCTTTACCTAATTCAGATTTACTAAAGTATTTCTTTAATATATTTGAAGCTGGAGAATCTTTGCCTGACAATGTGTCAGCTGTTATTTGCCTAACAAGTAATTCAAAGAGTATTCCCGGATTTTTGTACTTCGAGTGTTTAATATTCACTTTGGTATATTTTTATTTATAAATATATGAGGGGTTTTTATTCTCGTATTTGAGACTCATCTAATAACGAAGAATCGTCTTTCTTTAGTGATATCTTTTTGTCTAGTCCTTCAAATAATGGTTTATTTTTAAGCATATTTTCAAGAGCTAATGGTGATCCACCTTTAAAATTATTTTTTAATGATTTATCTTCACCAGTGTCATCACCTTTCTTTATACCTTTGTTACCTAATCTATCAGTACCAAATGCATTCTTTTGAGTTCCTATATTTGATGCTTTTTCTTCAGGACGACCTAATTTAAGATCTTCATCATATCCATCAGGTAGACTACCCATTCTACTAGCACCATATAATGTTGCTAAATCATGAGGTGTACCATAAGACTTACCTGATTCTAATGGGTCGTTGCCTTCGTTTTCAATTTGTTTCATTCTAAAGATACGCTTTTGATCCTCAGCGATTAAGTCTCTATATTCATCAAATTGATCCTCACTTAAATGGAATATATTATCATAAATCCAATCAGTAGGCAATATTTTAGTTTCAATAATATTACGAGCTAAATCTACTTTTTCCTTCATTAATGCTATTCTTTCTTGATCATAAATGATAGAAGGAGTAGTTAATGACAATTCAAAATTAGTTAATGCTTCATTTCTATATCCTTGAGTGTATAAGTGAACTAAAGCAATTTTATATAATTCTGATAGTATAATTCTTTGAATACGGTCAATTGTACGAGCAAAACGAATATCTTCAGCTGCTAATGTTGCTTTACCTGTTAAATCTTTCTCATACCCCATAAATGCTTTAGGTACTTTTAAAGCAGCAAATAATTTATCTCTTAAATAATTTACATCTTCAATAGCTGTATAATCCATTCCTTTAGTAGGTTCAATTTTAGTAGCATTATCATTGCCTCTAACCGGGATGTAAAAATCTTCTAATAAATTTTGTTGATTATACTTCATATTATATTCACCTGTTTGAGGATCAATAAATGGAGTTTTCTTCATTGTATTGATAGTCTTTTGCATGAAGTTTTCTACTTCATTAGGTGGAATTGAACCAACATTAATATAGAAAATACGTTTTTCTGGGGCGCGAACAATACGATGGATTAGCATAGCATCTTCCATCAAAATATATTGTTTATATAATTTACGAGCAGGCTCTAAATATGATCTACCATAAGGTAAATAGTTCACATCAGTAATTAATCTGAAGTGAGCCATTTCATAGTTATCAAAGTAAATATTTTTATCGTTTTTTCTAGATGATTGAGTTCCTTGACCTCCAATTCCATAATAACCTGATCCTCCAGCATATCCATCAGGTGAAAAAGCAAATCTTACTTCAGCTGGTTTTTTAGGATCATAATTTTCTTGTCTTTTAATATGATAAGCAGTGTATGGTATAACATTATATACACCAAATTTTTCAGCAATTTCTAATTTTAAGAAAAAATCACCATATTTACACATTTGGCGAATCCAAGACCATAAATTAAACTCAATATTTAATACATCATAGAATAAGTTGTATAAAATCTTTTGTGTGTCTTCATCACTACTTCTAATTTGAAGTACTTCACCCATATCATTTTTAAGTGTACATTCATCAGCAATAATATCTAAGGCAGAAGAGATAATTGCATCTGTATCCATAGCATCATAGTCTGAGTAGATTTGAGTGCGTAGATATTTCCAGTTAATGTTTAATTGAGCACCAAAAAGAGATGTGCTGTTACTTGAATAGATTCGATTATATCTATCTATAAGAGAATTTGTTTGATATTCTCCAGTCATTTGGATGCTATTAACATCCAATACTTTTAATTCATTTCCTCCAGCATTTCTGATTATTACATCAGTAGCGAATAGTCGCTGTAGCCTTGAAAATACACTAGTATCTGCCATTTTATATTAAATTATACCAATAAATATTACAGTAACCAGCTAATGTCCTCAGTTCCGTGACCGTAATTAATTTGGTATGGATTATTGTACACGTTTGGGGTATAAGCTCCTTGAGAATTAGGTCTGGTGTTTGATATATTTGATAACATTGCTCTAGCTAAATCAATACCTTGTGATTTATACTTAAGAGCTGTATCTCTTATATACATTGCTGTTCCAAAACTCATAACTAAGTCGTCATTATAACCTGATTGTGCTTCTGCTTTACCATTTTTCCACACAAACACTTTCATTTCTTCAACTAAACGTTTAGATTGTATGATGACACTTTTATCACCAATATATTCTCTAAACTTATTAATAACTAATGGTCTGGTTCTTAAGTTCATTGTAAAACCAGGCACTAGTTTTGATGGGTCATCTAATCTTTCTAGATAAGATTCAGCAGTTGTCGCTTCAGATTTAGGAGAATAATATAAATTTCTATATCCTCTTTCCTGGACTGCGTCTAATGTTGCCCATCCTATATTATTGTTTTCAATTACTAACAATGCTTCATTGTATTCTGTCGCTATTGCTACTAACAAATAACCAAATTCTTTAGGTGATAATTGTCCTTTATATTCACCTACTTGAGTATTAGTATCTATATCAATAATATGAAACGCAGAGAAGTCTTTACTATCTCCTCGAGCAACGTCAGCTACAACCATATAACTACGGGTGTAATCTGCTGGTTCCCATATCCATAAGTTACGATCAGCACCTCGTCTCTCCAAAGGATCTTTAATATAAGTTTGAGTAATAAATTCAAGATACTCAGGATAAAATACTACATCACCTGATGTGTTAAAGTCACAATCACATTCTTGAGCTGCTAATCTTGGGTCACCTAATAGTTCATCTTGTTTTTTTCTCCAACTTTCATCTCGTTCAGGATGAACATACCATGGTAATTTAATTGGTAAAAATTGGTTTTCACCTGCTTCTGCTCTAACCCACGTCTGATGGAACCAGTTACCAGTACCATATGGAGTAGATAACACAATTGCTCCTCCTCCAGTAGCTAAGGTTTGTTGAGCAGATGCCCATATCTCAGCAATACCATCAATAAATGCGGCCTCATCTATAATAAGAAGTGATACTGCTTCAGATCGCCCTGCATCGCCCGCCGCTGATACTGCTTTAACTTGAGACCCATTACTTAATCGTAATGTTAGTTTATTATTTTCTTCAGCTGTTATTTTCAACCATGAAGGTAAATTTTCAAACATGAATTTAACTTTCGTTACCATGTTTTTAGCTGTCTCTTGTTTAGTAGCTATACATAAGACGTTTTTGTCTTTATGGAATAACATTAACCATAATGAATAACCTGCTACTAATGTTGATATACCTAACTGTCTTGATTTAAGTATTATATCATATGGATTATCTTTCCATAAGTTAAGTACTTTATCCTGGAATGGGTATAAATTGAATAATACTCTACCACGTTGTGGGTGTTGGATATAGCAGTATTTACGCATGAAGTGCGCTGGGTTAGAGGCGCACTTCAGGTATTCTTCACGAATTATTTGTTTTATATCTTGACTCATAAAAACCCTTTATTGAAAAAATTATAGTTTTGCTTCTTTTTCTTTAAGAGCTTTTTCTAATTTTTTCTTTTTTTCTGTTAGGTCTTTTAATTTATCTAGTAAATCTTTTTTCTTATCACCTTCAGCTTTTTTATATTCTTCATTAGTAGCTTTAAAATCTTTAACTACTTTAGCTAAAGCGTCTGTAATTTTAGCTACACTAGCATTTTTCTTTAACTCAGATTTTGATGGTTCTTTTTCAGGTGCATCAAATTCATCTTCATCATCTTTAGCTTCAGGAACTATAGTGACATCAACTCCTTGACTTGTTAGTTTTTTAAGTTCAGGGGCTGATGCTTGAGGAGTTCCTTTTTTAACTTGAACTGATCCAGCTGTTTTATCAATGTCTACTTCACTTAAGATTTCAACTATAGTTTCTCTAATTAATTCTTCTAATTCAGTACGTTTCATTATGTTAGGTTTGTGTATAAATATTAAAAACCTAAATAAGATTTAATTTGTTTAATTCTTTCTTCAGTAGTACCTGATATTATTCCAAAGTTTTGTATATT